TGACATCTTGAATCGTGTAAGTATCCTTTTTCGGGTCGCCGCCAAGGGCCACAATGCCACGCTTTGCCCGGTCCCATGTGTTGGCAGCGTCCGCGCCCCACTCCTGGTTCAGCTCGGCAATGGCAGCTTGAGCGTCTTGGGTCTGCGCCGCCTTGGCCTGTTCCACGATGTCGCCTACCCCTTTGTTGTAAAGGTCAACGGCCTTATGCACAAACGCGGGCGGGATGCCGTGCTCATGCGCCATCTTGGCGAACTCGCCAGCCAGCGGTGAAAGTTCTTTGCCCTCCGGGGCCTTGATGCCGTAATCCTCCGGCTTTTCAGGAGCGCCGGTAATCTTGCGAAGCTCGGCGTAATACTGCTGGGCCTGCTCTGGCGTGGCGTTCGCATCCAGCGGCTTCAACGTCTGCCGCGAAGAGATGAACTTTTGCGCGTTGCCTAGGGCTGAAAGAGCCTCGAATGGGTTTGGATACTTGCCAAGAGTGCCCTCGAAAGGCTTCAGGTGCTCGGGCAGTGCCTGTGTCCATCCTTGTTTGAATCCCCCCTTGTCATCGAGGAGTTCAGTGAACGACTTGGCTGCTTCGGGCGGAGGCGCGGAATTCTGCTGAATCTGCGCCGTGGGGTTTGGGTTGCCAAGGTCGCCAACGCTCTGGGCGCTGGACTCGGCTGTTTGGGTTTGGTTTTCCATAGGGAATTGTTACGGCAGCGGGCGGCCCGGCCAGCGTGCCTGAAAGGCTGCGGCTCCATGCTCGCTCACATACCACGCTTGCCATGCCGGGTCTTTGTCGCCAAGGGCAGGGTTGCGGGCAGGCTCGGGCGTCTTGGCCTTGCGCTCGATAATCGGTTCAGGCTGCGTCTCGATGTTTGGAACTTCCACGGTCACGCCGATTTCTTCCGGCTCGGCAAATGGTAAGGATTCCTTTACAGTTGCGCCATTTACAGCAATCTCGAGACTAGGATTTCCAGCAGCGGCACGAATCTGGCCGACGATGCGCGGGGCCTGCTTTTCGGTGACGTAGGCGGTGCCGCCGTCGATGACGCCGATGTTCACGCCGTCGCGGATGATTTGAGAGTCGATGATTTCGATCATGGTCTTACTTGGTTTCAGTTTCCTGCGTCAATTCAGATTCACGCCTTGGCAGCGCGTTGGTGATTGCCCGGTCAAGCAGGTCGCGGGCAACAGACTTCTGCCCGTCGATCCATGCCGCCGTCATAGCGTCATCCAGCTTGCGGAACGACGTGGAAGCCACTCCGCCGCAGGCTGTGTTCATGTAGCGGAACAGCAGAACGAAATCAGGGTTACTAAACAGCAGTGGCACAACCACCTCAAGACGCTCACGCTCCGATGGCGACAGGGGGCGGAAGAGGTCGATGAATTGCAGGTTATTCATGCTCCGACAAGTTCGCGCACTTTCTCAATCCCGCCAGCGTTTTTAACGGCTTGGCTGCCGTCCTTGAGCATTTGAGCCATAGCGGCCTGTTGCTGTGCCTGCGCCCTGGCTTCACGGATAGCCTGCCGTTGATCCTCTGGTAGCAGCAACTTGGGATCAACGCCGGAGATTCGGGCGGAATCATTCGCCCACTTGTCCCAATCCATCGTATCGAGCACGGCGGGAACGAGCGGCGCAACCATAAGCAACTTCTGCACATGCGCGTCACCAGCGCGAAGAGAAAGGGCCTGAAGAGCGAGAGCAAGCCTCCCCTGCATAACGACCTGCGGGTCTGGCGTCTGGACCATCCCGGGAGCAACCTGGACGACGGCCTCTTCAGGAGGCAGCGGCAGGGCTCCAGCTTCAGCCAGTGACGAAAACAGGAAGTTGACGAGCGGTTGAATATGCTCGGTGGCGTCACGATCAAAAGCCGGGCTGATAGCCTCAAGCTTTTCCCCGGCAAGCTGCGATGCCTCAAAAGCCGTCATCTCGCGGTTGTTCGCCGCGTTGATGCTGAACATCTGGAACATGTCGAGGTGACAGCGGCGGCGGATCAAGTCGCCCCTCTGCTTCATGCGCTCCATGCCCCATTCAAGATTTCCGACGACATTCAGCGGCACGATGGAATCAGCCCCCATGCCGGACGGATAAGGGTTGATGGCGCGGGCAGATGTCTTGAGCGCCCCCTCGTAAGTGTCAGGAACGAGCAACGGCGGAAACACCGTTTTCTCGATGCTAACATCCATCATCTTCGCCATGAAATTCATCTGGCGAGACTCGGGCAGGATGGAGAATCCAGGGCCATAACCCCATTCACCGGCAAGTAGCGGGTCAATGCCGTCCCAAGTTAGGAACCGGCCAATCGTGAACGGGAAATAATCAAATCCGCCCTCCTTGAGCAGCTTCTTGGATTCCTTCTCGATGTAGTAGGACGCAAACCGCTTACGCTGGGCAACACTGAATCCAACGCCGTCATATTCGCCAGGGTCGCGCTCCTTGACGCAATGGATGATCTTGAATTTCTTGTCCTTGTCTTTGCACTCCTTCACCGTGTCGGGCAGCGCGTCCTCTCCAAACTGGCCCTCCATCTGCTCTTTCGTGAACTCGAATTCACGCATGAGGCTGTTTGCCATCTTGTTATGGTCAACCGTGAAAACGTAGCTGCCCAGGCGCAGGTTCTCAAAACGAGGCATCCCGCGCTCGTCAACCGCCATGAACATAGCAGCCGTGCCGAACGTCCACAGGTTCGACAGGTATTCGTGGCGTTCTGAGTAATAGTTCGAGTTTGCAAGCTTTTTGGCTGTAACCCTGGCGCACTCGGCCAGCCAATTTTTGACCGGCTCCGAATCCTCAAGCTGCATGATGGGCTCGAAGCCGAACCACGTTGTTGATTTAGGAGTGCTCCACCCGAGATAACCGGCAACGGCCTTCTCGATAGCGTCCAGCGCCGTGATGTCGTAAAGACGAGTATCCCTCTGATTGTTCGGAGTGTAATCAATCTGCGTGATGCCGGACTTGCGCGGGCAGCAATGCTCAGAGATTTCCTGCCAGACCGTATCCCATTGCAGGCGGTTTCCTTTCAGCGTCTCGTAACGCTTTACGAGTTTCGCCATTTTCTCAACCTGCTCGCCGGGTTTGGATTTGTCGGTGTCCATGATCAGGATTTTTTACCTTCCGCGATCATGCGCCTGTGAATCCATGGCATGCCTCCAAGGTTTGCGTTGGCGTTTTGCGCAGTGTTGACCATCTCGCCCTCAAGGGCACCGACGCCAAGCTTGCCAAGGCTGCCGAGCGCAGGGGATGGGGCCAGCGGACTGTCCGGGTCGATGGTCTTGCGCAGCCCTTGGCGGCGGGAAGCGGCGACTTGCGCCTGCTCTCCCTCTGCGGAGTCGGCGCGGACGGGTGCTGGTGCAGGCGGCGGGTCTTTGGGGCGTTTAGCTGATCCTCCCATAATTGCCCAATTATTCTCATTTTTGAGAATCTGGCAAGCGGAGAATCTTTTTTCGCAGGCGCTGATAATCAACCCACTTCACCTCCTGGCCCTCGCGCCGAACGTAGCCAATCCACTTCCGAACCTCAGGCTTCGGGTCGAGGCGACACAGTTCCGCGATGTCACCGACGGCCAGAGTGACGAAAAACCCAAGCTGGGCGTGCGCCTCACCAAAGTCGCGCCAAGTGTCCATCGCGCAGATGAAGGTGTCAGGCGTGCAGATGACGTAACCGTCCGTCAGGTGGTCGCGCAGCATGTCCTCAAAGCTGGCTATGCCGCAGCGGTTGGCGGTGATGATGGCTTCGTGAAGAGCTTTCATGTCAGTAACCTCCGGTGTCCTGGGTCAGTGTTCGCCTTCGCCCTTCAAATCCATGGGCAAATCCCATATCCTCCATTCGGTTGACCATTGTCATCCCGACCTTCACATGACCTTGCTGAATTGCCTCGGCCATGTAGCGGGCGGCGTCGGCCGTGTGGCTTGACCAGTCGTGCACCGGTTCAGAGTTGATCAGCCTGCCGATGTCCACTTCCCGCGTGTGATACGCTTCCAGCGCCTCGATGCCTTTCGCGCACCGCTCGGCATGGAATACGAGCGACGGAAACAGCCCTTTCAAGCCGTTGATTCCCGTCCAGATGTCAACACAGCGTTTCAGCACCATGACGTTTGCAAACCCTGCCGCTCGCAGTTCCCGCTCAAACGATGAACCGCCGCGCTCTGTCTGCGCCGCGTCATGTGGCAGGAAGTGTTTCCCGAACGCATAACCTTTCTTCATCATCCAGGCGGCCCGTTGCGTGATCGTCTCCACGCCGTCAATCAATCCAACGTCGCAGTCGATCATGCGGATCTCGCGCCCCACGATCTGCCAATACCAGACGCTTGTGTTCGTCGGGCTGCCCAAGTCCCAGGAGGTATGCACCAGCGAATCCGCCACGGGCAGCTTGCAGATGCGCTGTTCCCTGTATGCCGCTTCCACAAGACGGGCGTAAATGGCACCAGGACGCCCCACGTTGAAGTCGCATTCCATCTCCTGCGCGTAGCTGTCCGCAGTCGTTTTCTCACGGATTGCCTTCAACGCCTCAGGCGGCAGAATGCCGGACTCGGACGCCTTCAGCATCAGAGTGTATGAGTCGGGGTCATTCAGCGCCTGCGTATAAGCCTTGTAGAAAGCGTTGCGCCCCTTCGGCGTGCCGATGCGAGTGTGCCAGCCGTTGTAATCGAGCAAGCACGGCAGAATGACGTAATCGAAAGCCGCTGGCGGAATGTCGGCGTCCTCGTCACTCACGATGCCGTCAAAATAAAGGCCGCGCATACGCTCATAGTTCTCGCCTGAGTAAAGCCGGATGACGGCACGGTTAAACAGCGTGATCTTCAACTCGCTCTCGTTGATCGTCGTGGCCGGTATCTTTTCGCAGTAGTCCTTGAGGTAGGCCCATGCGATGTCCTTGGCCTGATCCCGCGTCGGCGCGATGTAAGCGTAACGCAGCGGCGGGCCGTTTCTTTTGTGCGTCAGAGCGCAGCGAATGAGCTTTTGCACCACGGCAACCGTTTTGCCTGCGCGTCGATGGGCAACCAGCACAGCCCAGCGTTTGCCGGACTCGATGAACTCGCGGAACTGCTTCCGTGGCTCAATCTTGATTCTGACTTTCTGCGTTGCCACCAATGATGACCTCGATTTCCAGTTTGTGACGCTCAGGCTCGAAATAAGCCGATGCCTTGCCGATGTGAGCAAGAGCGCCGGATGCGGCGGAGAAGTCGCCGGTTTGTCGCGCTTCTGCGGCGATGGCAGCCAATTCATCCAACCATTTGTCTTTGGTCATGGCAAACTTGGACTCGACCTTAGCCGCAACCTTTTCTCGTAATTCTAGAATCCTTGGGGAAATCTTGGGATCGTTGGCAAGTTTTGAAGCCTCAGGATCAATCACGCTTGCCTTGGCGTCAGGATCAACCGCCACATGCTGCCGGTAAGCCTTCGCCGCAGACATCCCAAGCGCGACGGCCTGGGCAAATCGCTCGTGCTTCTGGTTTTTCAGGACTGGCATCAGCGGCACTTCTCCTTGATTGCCAAACGCAGGGATTCAGCCGTAAGCTCGGCCTGTTGCTGCAAAATCTTCTCGCCCAGGTTGGCGCACACGGTGGCGTCCCGCTCAGCTTGGCGAAGTCGTTGGATGAGATAGGGGATCATGGTTCCCAACCCTCCCACACCCTCGCGGAGATTTCAAGCCCAAAAAAAGCCTTACCTGCTCCTGCGCAACCTTGGGCGGCATCGGGCGTTGTTCACCGGACTGGACGGCGCGGCAGTGAGCGAAGATGGCGGAAAGGGTTTGTTCTGTTCGGCTCATATCTGGTCTGTCCAGTCGTCGTTCGTTGATATTTCGCGCATTGTGAACTTTGCGCCGTTGAAAAACATGGGGATTTTTGAGCCAGCAGCAAAGCCGCGGGCAAGCTCGATGATGAGATTTCGGCGGGTGTGATCCACCTCGGGCTGTGTTTCGTAGCTAAAACGAGCCTTTTTCTTCTCAGGAATCCAATGCGCCACCTTGAGCCAAGCCTCACAATCCATTGCAGGTGAACGACTTTCGCGAATTTGACCGTCCTCGTTCTCTTGGGAAACGGCAATCAAGGCCACCCCGTAACGCTTCGTGGCCTCGTAAAGGGAAAGGCTGATATGAGCAATCTCCCTCTCCCGGGTTTCCCACCTCTGGCGAGAGCGAACCTTGCCGATTAGATCGACAACAAAAAGCTCAAAGCCCTGATCTGCTTCGGCGCGGATGTCGGCAACAATGTCCTCAACGTATCTGCCGGCGGAATTGTCGAGCTTCACCAGCTTCCCGATGGAACGTTTAAGCTCCATGACAGC